ATCGACATGGCAGAACAGTTCTTCTAGACTAAGCATGAGGGCAAACTGGGCATGAGATTTTAGCATTTTCAGCCTATCGGGTTTGCCCTTTTCTTGTCTCAATCCTTATCCCGAACTCACGTTAATCACTTTGCTCGACTGATCACTCTGAAAAACAATCAGGAAGATCAGAGGGTTTTTGAATTCTTAATCAACCCAGAAGCTAAACGATTTTCTCGTAAAGCCAACTACTCTCCAGCTATTACTGCTTCTACCTCTACACCGGCTCAAAATTACCTCTACACAGAAGGAAGAACTCTAACTCTCAACAGTCTCTTGATGGACACTTACCTCTATAAGAAAAGTCTCCGATCGGCTATTGAGTCTTTAGAATCCCTCTTAGTAGCTGATACTCAAAACAAGCAATGGCATCCCAAAGTTGTTTATTTTGTGTGGGGCACTGAGAAGTTCGGCCCCTGTGTTTTAACTGATTTGAGTTGGGAGGAATCATCTTGGCTGGGAGGAGAGCCTGCAATCATCAGGCTTGATATGACCCTTTTACAAGTTCCTAACCCTGATAATCAACCTAAAGAGGTTAGCCCTGTCATTAACCCAAATCTAGTGGCTTTAGGAAGCTCTAGTACTGCCACTACATCCCTGGTTCCTATCAATCTGACCGATCGACAAAAAGCTGAAGCCAGTAAAAAAGCTGAGAAATTTCTAAGAGCCAACCTTACTAAAGTCATCACTCCTGAACTAAAGCAGAAGGTTCAATCCAATCAATACAAATGGAAAACTGAGAGTGATGGAAAGGTTTATTTTGTTAGCCCTAATGCTTCCGATCTTTTAGTTGGGGTTTGGAATGGAACTGCTTTCGATACTTCTGCAGGTACTCTCATTTCTAACTAGTCATGTTTCAAGAAGATCCTCAACTTTCAGAAAAGCTAAACACCTTATACACCCTTAACTCAGGTGATTCAGTTTCTACGATCGCTCATAGGAATTTAGAGAGTTCGGGTGATTGGAGAGAGCTGGCTGATTTCAACGGAATTGATATTTTCCAGCCTCTTCAGGTGGGAAAACAAATTGAAATTCCCAGCATTAATCAAGTCAAGCAAATGGCACTATCGGCACTTCAGGCTCAACTCAATCAATCAGTCAATGATCTCTACAAGGATCTGGATTTGAGTGGCTTGAAGGGTTCCAATCCCTTTGGGGAACTGCCTCACCAACTGATCACTTGGGTGTTGAGATGACAAGCTTATTAATTAATCCATTAGAAGGCAGGTCACTTTTAGCTCCCTTCTGCCGGGTCACTATTGCTAATCTCCCTCCTTTCACTTGGGGTGATGGTTATCTCCGATCAGCTGAAGTAGCCCTGGCTGAGGGAAAGGATGCCTCGACGTGTAAATTTGAGATTTACGATCCGGGTAGAAAGCATGTAGATGCCTTTCTGAACTACATTGAGTTAGTGAAAGGCCTAACGGCTGTAGACAGTTCCTCAGTTTCTACAAGCACTACTCCCCCTACTAGCAGTTCAACTGTTTCAGGCACTCTCTCAGCCAATATGAGAGCCTTTTTAGACACGATTGCCTACGGTGAGGGGGCTAATTACAACACTTTAGTAGGTGGAGGTACTTTTCCTTCTTACAAGGATCACCCTAGAGTCTTTAACTCAAGTGCTAACTCCGATGCAGCAGGTCGATATCAATTCATCTCTACCACTTGGGATGGGCTCAAATCTCAGTTAGGACTAGCTGACTTTACTCCAGCCAATCAGGATCGGGCAGCAGTTGAACTCATCAGACAACTAGGAGCTACTTCAGCTATTGAGTCAGGTGATCTAGATGCTGCAATGGATCTCCTCTACAACACCTGGGCTTGTTTTCCACCTAACTCTCAAGCTCACATTAGTAGAGATGAGTTCAAAACTTATTTCAAACAGAAGCAAGCCAGCTATGCTCCTTCAGCTCAGAGCCGATCGGCAGCTACTAGCTCCATTCAATCGACTCCACCTCAAGCTCCGGTTACAAGTGGTCAATCCTTAACTGGAAGCCAGATCACGATCGAATTCGGTTTCAATGGGGTGATACTGGCTGCCTATAGCTTCATCCACACCTCCCTAGACTACTCCATGTTTGAGAGTGACACTTTAGTTTTTGGAGGCACGGCAGCAGCTTGGGTATTGACTCAACGAAGGAGAAACACAGCCTATCAAAATGTCACCTTCAAACAAATTGCTCAAAAGATTTGTAATAGCTATGGCTTGAAGCTAGAGATGTCAGTAGATGGCCCTACTTACCTCTACTTTCCTCAAAGAGGACAATCGGATTACGAAGCTCTGTTCATTGAGGCTCGAAGAATCGGATACCGGATCTTCAACAAAGGAAACAAGCTTTACATCCAGCCTAGAACTCAGAGTAAGCCAGCCTTTATTCTGGAGTATGGGGATAATTTGGGCTTGAAGTTTGATGTGACCCATCGAGCCACTAAAGAATCTAGTAATTCTGAAGCCAGTACTAATTCCTATGCTGCAGGTCAAAGGAATTTCATTCTTGACCCTGACACAGGCACTCAAAAAGTCATAAATCCTGCCAATCCGATCGGAAAAGGAAATAACTCAATCGATAAATCCAGTAATGGCAGTCCAGTTCAAGCCAACGAGCCAAAAACAACTGGTGAGACTGACCAAGCCGATCGTGTGAGGAGAGAAGGAGAGGTTGCTTCTGACATTGAAGCTAGCTTTACTTGTCCCACTACCCCAGAATTCCTTTTAGTAGATCCTGACAGTGCTTTTGCCACTCTAGGAATTAGCCCTACCCTCGATCGGTACTGGATCATTAGGCAGATCACTCACTCCCTCAGTTCAAATAATGGATTTGAAACTAGTGGTACTGTCTATTCCCCACTCAAGATTAAGCAAGCCAATTCAACTTCTAATACAGCTAAATCAACCGAAGGCATTCCTCCTCTCAATGCAAAAGGATTTATCAAACCAACTACTGGAGTACTGACTACGGCTTTTAGGCCTCCCGAACGACCTAGCCATGAAGGGGTGGATATAGCCGATAGTGAAGGTGTAAATGTATGGGCTGCTGCTGATGGAGTGGTAGCTGACGTTGAGAATAGCTGTGTGATTGGAGATGTCGGTTGTGGTGGAGGCTACGGCTGTCTAGTTTTCATCGATCATGCTGATGGATTTCAGACTAGATATGCTCACCTAGTGACCGGCTCTATCACTGTTTCGATCGGACAACAAGTTAAGCAGGGTCAAGTAATCGGAAAAATGGGTGATACAGGTCATAGTCGAGGCCCTCACCTCCATTTTGAGACCAGAAAGAATGGGGAGCCTCAAAACCCTGAGAGGTACATAAAGGTATGACAAGCTTAAATCCTATATTTGAAATTTGGCATCAAGCTAAAGCCAGCCAAGAAACCATTGCAGAACTTAAAAACAAACCGATCGCTCCTTATCTAGCCGTAGTCTCGAATATTGACGATCCTGATGGCAAAAGAAAGATCAAAGTAGCCCAACCTCATAACCCTCAACTAGAAACCGATTGGCTAAGAAGACTGCAGCCCCACGGAGATATCGATCCTCCACTCCCTGAAGTCGGTTCAACTGTATTGGTTCTAAGTGTGGATGGGGTTGAGACTAATGGTTGGTATCTCACTTGTGTCAACGACACTAACCCCGCTCAAGACAAAGATGATGCAGCACTTGATCACTATGAAAGTACTAAAGGCAAACGATTGCTAGAAGTGATGAGAGACTACGTTCTAAAGGTAGCTCAAGACTTTATAGTTAGTGCTCTGAGGAGTGTTTTGGTCAATGCTACTGAAGACATCACTTTTACAGCAGGAAAGACTATCCGATTTTCCAACACGATCGGGGCTTACCTAGAATTGAATGCTTCGGGCTTCGTTGTCCTTGGTGATGCTTACGGTCATGTCTGGACATTAGGTGGAACTGGAGGCAGTGAGTGGACTTGGAATGCTAACGGCTCCTCAATTAGCATCATTAATGCCTCCGATCTCTCCATTAATAGCCAGTCAGTTGCAGTGATCGGAGCAACTGACTCTCATGGAGATCAAATTGTCACTAAGGGCTATTAAACTCCTCTGAGGATGATCCTTAACCGATAAAAATTAAATTTAGGTATCAGAGTTCATTTCAAGAAAAGTCTCTGAAACCCTTCTAAATTGGCTTATAACAAAAATGATTATTACGACGGGAATTAGCTTTCCTCTTCAAGTTGAGAATGGCAATCTCAAAGTTTCCAGTGGAATTGAAGTCATCAGAGGTCACATTATCTCCTTCATCAGTACTGAGAAGCTGGAGAGAGTGATGAGGCTCAATTACGGGATCGAAAGTAACCTATTCGAGACTGAATCGGATCTTGATGTCCTCTCGATCGGATTGAAGGAAGCTCTCACTTCTGAAATTCCCCAAGCTACCTTCAAAATCACCACAGATTTTAATGACTTGGGTGAACTGCTAATTGAAATTCGATGGTCAGTTATAGGATTTGACGATCCTGAACCCATCACCGCAACAATAACTACTTAATAAAAATGGCAGACACTATTAATACGGAGAGTTTGGGGCTCTATCTACCTACTATTGACCCCCGAAATGAAGAGCAGCTAGCTACTCAAGCTCAAACGGTTGTCTTTAACAAAAGTCAAGGCTTACTAAATGACTTTAGCGATCATAGCCCGATCGTGGCTTTTATTCAGGGACAGGCTTTTGCAGGTTCAGAGCTGCTTTGGTACGTGAATAAGCTACCTCTAGCTTTGGTGATTAAGTTCCTCGAAGTCACAGGAGTGCAAAGAAGTTTAGGACAGAAAGCAAAAGTCAGCCTGACCTTTACACTGAGTGCTCCCAGAGATCAGCCTTTTGAAATTCCTAAAGGATTTGAATGCATCTCCGGTTCAAGACTTTCCTTTTATACCGATGAGATTTTAATTATTCCTGCTGGAGCTAGTTCAGGAGTTGTTTCTGCTACGGCTGCCGAAGAAGGGCCTCAGTACAACCTAACTTCCTACACGATCAGCCAATTCACTCAACCCCTGACCTTCTTAGCTAGTGTGATTAACACAGGAGCTAGTCAAGGAGGCACTGATGCAGAGCCAGTTGAGAGTGCTATTTCTAGAGCTTTAGTTGCTTTAAGAGTGAGAAATCCCGTAAGTGCAAGTGATTTTGAGTTTGCTGCAGAACAGGTTTTAGGTAATGGGAGTAGAAGTAAAGCGATCGGATTACTAGGGAGTGACAAGATTACTAAGACTCCTGGGGCTGTGCATGTATTTTGTTTAGATGCATCAGGACTGCCAGCTAACAGCTCTCAAATTGGACAAGTCTATCAAAGTCTCTCTCAAAAGATTATGTTAGGCACTCAGTTATACATTTCTCCAATGGAGCTACTACCCATTACTGGAGAGATTACGGCTAAACTTCAACCTCAAGCCGATCCTGCCGTAGTGACTGATGCACTTTGGACAGCATACACAGCTTACCTTTCACCTTTAAGCTTCAAACCAGGTGAGAGTTTACTCATTAAGGAGCTAGAACATGCACTCAGATTTGTAGATGGTTTATCTTACATCGACCAATTCAAATTGAATGATCGGGCACTCAACATCCCAATGCCCAATGCCTTTACTCTACCTAGTGCAGACTCCTTAAAAATCGACCTAATCGATCAAGATAAGAATATTTTCTCCACCTTGAGAGGAGCTGGGGAGCCTGCTGATTTTACAGGAGGCATTTAATGAATACTTACGATGCTTGGGTCACTGAAAAAAGACCCATTTACTCTAGGCTTCCCGATTGCTACAAACCAGAGGATGGGGAAGAGGAAGCAATTTCCGATTGGCTCACCTATTACTTTGACCAACTTCTGATCGGTACCAAGGATAAGGCTGATAACCTATCCATTAACTTAGACCCTCTCACTTGTGATGTAGAGTGGCTTTCTTTTCTGGCTCCACTTTGTGGCTGGTATGGAATTTGGGATGAGACTTGGGACACTGAAGCTAAAAGAACTTTGCTTTCTAACTCCTACACTCTCATCTGGCCGAATAAAGGCTCCTTGGAAGTTTTGGATTTTGTTTTAGACACCCTAGGAGTTAGGCATCTAATCAAGCTGGGGCAATCCTTTTTAGTCGATATCAGCTTAGTAGGTGATCCGATCGGCTCAATTGCTTGGAACTACGACATTCTTTTGCCTAGTGAGTACCACGGGCAGCCTGAATACAAGCTGACAGAAAGAATTAATCGATTGTTTGGCCCTTGCTGGTGTGAATCCTCAATTATTTTTGATGACACTAAATTCAACACCTACAGTTTGTTCGGCATTGGGGAGCAATCGGTATTGAGCCCAGGGGAACCTCCTGAAGTATTGAAACTTTAATAATTTAATTGAATAAAAATAATGGCTACCAATCGAGATAATTTTATTCTCAAGAAGATCGACGATCTAGATCCAGCTACCTCTATCAATGAAGAGGATGTATTGATTTTTGAACAGGCAGGAGTAGCAAAAAAAGCTACTGTTTCTCAGTTCAGGCAATCTAACACCTTAGCCACTGATACCGATGCAGGAACAGTTAAGACAAATACGACCGATACAGACCCGATCGTTTACTTAAAAAGTGAAGTAGATGCCCTATTCCCTCCTCCAGTTAGTAAAGGAGGAACAGGAGCTAGTTCTGCTAGTGGAGCTAGAACCAACTTAGGGTTAGGTAGCATTGCCACTCAAGATAGTAGTGCTGTCTCTATTAGTGGAGGAAGCATTACTGGAATTACCGATTTGACTGTAGCAGATGGAGGAACTGGTGCTTCTTCTGCCAGTGCTGCTAGATCTAACTTAGGTGCTGCTAGTAGTGGAGCAAATAGTGACATTACTTCTATTACTGGATTGACTACTGCCCTATCTATTGGACAAGGTGGAACAGGAGCCACTACTCAATCTGCTGCTCAAACTAATTTGGGGTTGGTTCCCAGTACTGCTCAATACAATGCAAGTCAAATTCAGAGTAAGGCTGTAAGCTCTACAGCTCCTACTAATGGACAAGCTTTAGTTTATGCTTCTGCAAGCTCTCAGTATGTTCCTAGAGCAGCAGGCAAAGTACTTCAAATGGTCACAATAAACACAAGTGTTCTAGTTCAAAACACCACTACTCTATATGCCTCTACTGGTTTAAGTGCCTCAATCACTCCTCAATTTGCAACTAGCAGTATCTTCATTTTGGCAACGATAGCTGGAATTTATAGACAAGCTAATTCTTCAGGGGTACACATCAAGCTGAGAAGAAACACAAACGATATCAGTTTTCAATATTTGATCGGATACCTGTCATCACCGAGCATAGAATCCATGTCAACAACTGCTCTCTCTCATGTGGATACTCCTAATACCACCAGTACCCTAACCTACAATGTTGATTTTGCCTTAGCTTCTGGAACAGGAACAGTTTCAGTTCAAAATAATGTCTCAAATAGTTCACTTGTTTTAATGGAAATTGCGGCTTAGTTATGGACGTTTTGAAGAGTATTTTGCATTTGATTCCTGATGCTAAGTGCATCATTACTTCTAATGATTATTCTCAAATTGAGTGGCTGGATGAAAGACCTCAACCTACTCAGGCTGAATTAGAATCCATTCAACAAGAGTTAAACAGCATTATTCCTAAAGATTGGAATTTATTAGTTCAAAAACTATTAGCTTGTCAGGTCTATATGAAGGCTTACTACTTAAGTAAAGACAGTCTATCGATCGCCCAAGCATTTAATAAGGTAGAGCAGGTTTTACTGATCACTCGAATTGAGCCAGCTCTAGAGTTTTTTCTCAACGACTTGTTAGGGGAAATCAGAACTCACATCACTGATGAGGAGCTGGTTGAGGTGAATCAAGCCCTTCAAGATTCTGGATTCAACACTATTAATTAAATCTATGACAAATTTAGTAGGAACTATTGCCGATAGTTCAGGCAGTCCTTTGAGTGGAACTCTAGCCGTCAATCTACCAGCTTCAATGATTAATGACAGTACCACTCCTGACTCAATTTATACAACTAAAGCTAAAACCTTCACTATTACTTCTGGGGTCGTAAACATTACACTACCCGAATCAGAAACGAGTTCAATCAGCTATCACTTTAAGTTCACAGCTTCAGGAGATACTACTCCTTTATTTGAATTTGATGCGATCGTTCCTAATATTGGTTCTTATGAGTTCAGCAGTCTAATTCCTACTGGAATCACTAACGATACCCTAGATACTGGAGCTTTGAGGGTTGCTAAATTACTGGCTAATGATAGTCAACTCAGTGCTTTAATTCGACCCTCTCAGACCTTTCAATTGGGTTTAGATTCGGTAACTACTTCTACTATTAGATACTGCCCTAAGCCTTTTTCAGGAGCATTCCTAGCTAGAGAATTACATATTATTGCTATTAGTGGCTATACAGGTTGGACTTTTCAGTTTGGAACGATCGACAGTAGTGGAAATGATGAGATTTTGACTATTGCCAGTACCTCGACCACCATTCAAAATGGTCGAGAGAAGATTATTCAAACTTACAATCTGTCAAAAGCAGCAAGTATTATGGGCTTCTTTATTAAAGCAGTTGCACCAGTAGGGGCTACTCCCATCATTGGAAGCTTATTAGCAACTTATTCAGAAATCCCAGCTTAATCTTTCTAATGAACCAGGGTTAATTGCCCTGGTTTTTTAATAAACATAAGAATAAATAAATATCTATGACAAGACCAACATTGGTTAACGGAAGTCTATGGAGTGATGCCCTCGCAAACTCAGCAGGCTTTCCGGTTCTTGATGGTTCAGATGAGTATGGTCATGGCCCGAAAGTTATTAATGACTGGCTAGATGATGCTCCCGATCAGATTAAATCAGTCTTTTATTCTTTCTACAATCGAGTAAAAGTTTCTACTGCTACTGGTTTAAGTGTCAGCTACACAGGTGCTTCAATCCTTTTAAGTAATGGTACGATCGTTCCTTTAGCTCCTGGCACTCTAGCTCTAGCTGATAACTCAACCCTTTTTATCTACATCAATAATATAGGAGCAGTTACAGCTTCAGCCACTTTACCCAGTGAATGTGTTCCCTTAGCAAAAGCAACTACCGCTAGTGGAGCTATCACTCAATTAGTAGATTTGAGGGACAAGGTTCTAGAGCAGATCGGTGTGAGTGCATTACCTCCGGCTAGCAGCCCCTATCTGCCAGGAGATATCAAAACCACATTCAGATCCAGTCTAGAAGCAGGCTTCCTATTTTGTGATGGGGCTAGTTATCTCAAAAGTGATTACCCCGATCTGTATGCTGTTTTGGGTGACACTTATAAGCTTGCTGGTGATGCAAGTAATTCCTTCAGAGTGCCAAATCTAGCCAACAGAGTTCTAGCTGGTGCTGCTTCTGGTAGACCGATCGGCACCACCTATGGAAATTCAACGGTCACTCTAAATGTCTCTCAAATGCCCTTACACAGCCACTCTGTGAATGATGCAGGTCACTCTCATGGCGTTAATGATCCAACTCATAACCATGGAGTAATCGACCCTGGACATGCTCACAATTTTAGTTTTCAAACGGCTGCAACTGACTCAGGCAGCAACATTCCTTTTGTGACAGGAAATACATTCGAGTACAACTTCAATATTGCAACTCAAGTAAGTGGCACTGGAATTTCCCTTTATGGAGCTAGAACCGGGATAGGAATCAATGCTGCTACCACGGGTATTTCAGTGAATGCAAACGGTGGTAATAGCCCTATCTCAGTTGAACAGCCGTCAATGGCTGTTTATTATTTAATTAAATATTGAGGCTTTGGGAAAGACGGTCGAGGGTGAGTAGCCCGATCTATTACCAGATTTTACCGGTAAGTTAACTAGCTGAGTAGACGATCCTCCTTCGGAGGAATGCACTGCTCTGGTTTACCCAAGTTACTCAGTTAGACCAATTGGCAGGATCGGACTAGGTAGACAACGTACCGGTATCTAGCTGGATCTGTTTCAAAACCCTTTAGTTGTATTCCAGCAACTTGCTGAAGAAGTCTTGATCTACATACGATCGTCCCCCTAGGTCTGCTGATCCGTAGCCTGAGCTCTTAGCCATTCCTAGGGCTACTTTTAGCATAGAGGGACTGTAGTTAAAGCTATTTTTCACAACAGCATTTAACGCTCCACTAATGATCTCCCCAAAGTAGCAGTTGATAGTGCCCTCTCCTGAGGTGTTGTTTAAGTAGGTTCCCCCACTTGAAGCTGTGTACCCATAGTCCCCAAACCACAACCTTGTTCCCACACTCAACACTACGTTGTAATGAGCAATAGAGCTTGTCCAGACAAGGTTATTGGATACTAGTAATCCTAGGAAAGACTGACTGGCTTTATGAGCAGGATCTCCTGATTTACTATGATCGGCTACATAGTAAGGATCTGTAATGATTGCTCCATAGGAAGAGTTAGTCAGGGCAATGACCCTATTTTGGGTAACTTGGGAAGCATTAGCTAATAGATACCCTTTGTTATTGATGTAGTTGAGATAGGAGAAGTTCACGATTCCTCCATCCGTTGTATCTACGATCGTATTACCAGTAATTACCGTGGATTTTCCAGTATTGGTAATACCATCACAGTAATTCAATTCTGTGTTTCGGTAGGTGCTTTCCGATCCGGTAATGAAGTTATTCAGGATGTACGACTTCTCCGGACCAAAGCTAGCTCGGTTTTCTTTGCTTACTAATAGATTAGTAAACCCATTGGTGGTATCTAATCTACATCCAACTATTGAAGAACTTCGTTCTGGTTCAAAAGAGAAGAAGGGTCCAGTTCCAGGTTCTAATAGCAGATTCTCACCATTACTGGTTTTAACGAAGCTATTCCGATTTCCACTCACCCAGATATTCTCTAAATGGGCACCTCCCTCTACCTTGACTAAGGCATCATCAAACCCATTTACTCTAGATAGCCTAGGCATGGAAGCATAAAAGGTAGCATCCGATCGGAGAGTTTCACCAGTTCGGATGATTAAGGGTTTGGATAGCTCTACTAGGACTTCATTGCTGAGAGTGACTCGGATATTGGTATCTAGTAAAGCCTGAAGCTCATCTCCGGTCATGGTGACCTTAGCACTCGGCAGCACCCCATAGACGTTAAATCCATTTTCACTAAAGTCACGACACTGAAACTCAGCACTCTGAATAAAGCCGTTAATAACTCCATCAAAGTCGTTAGTAGCGTTTAGGTAATTCTCCCAACTTTCTTTTCCAAGGGGATCTCCCTCTCTCTTTAAAGCCACTCGGTATAAGGTAGTGATCTTTGCAGCATTAGAAAGATGAGAAGATAGATTCTTGTACTCAGGCGATCGGAAAAAGCCATTCACAACTTGAGCTGGATTATTGGCTCCCTCTGTCCAACCCTTCCACTCTAGGGGGCCCGGAGCTCTTCCTAATCCCTGTAGATAGCCATCCCTAATTAAGGATTCGAACATAGTTGACGTATAAATAAAAAACTAAGGGTGCTTAACGATCGGCTAATTAAAATTACTACTTAACCGATCCCTATTCCCTTTTGCTTACTTAAAGATTCCGGGAATATACTGAGGCTCTTTTTGAAACTTTAGTAAAATCAACAGGAAAAGCTGGAGAGTTTCCGGTTCTCCAGCTTTTCTTTAGAAGAATAAAGAATCACTCAAGTTTAGGTGAGAGCATAAGCCTATGCGGCACCAAGATTCGTACTCCGACCCAAATCCCGAAAAGAGTTTAGGGTTAGCTCACTCGTAGGAGAAACTCCCTCTTCAGGGAAAGAATGAACTTGCTCTGATTACCAGTATTTAGCTAGACGATCGACAGGCTCGATCTACCTGGACTACCGATTTACTGATATTTGCTTGGTGTTGTCTATTAAGGTCGATCGGGCTGGTTAGACAAATACTGGTAATTCGGCATTCTGCATAGATAAAAAAGACCTCATAGCTGAATTCAGCTATGAGGTCTTTTTTAATACCTATTCATCGACCTACATGAGAAAGTATAAATCTTCCTCGAAAGCAAAAGGATCGAGCGTGTCAAACGGATCAAGCTTCTGAGCTTTTGAAAAAGCCGTTCTAGCTTCATCTATCCGGTTTAAGCTTTTTAGGGTGCAAGCGAGCTGATTGTAGTACTTGCTTGCAAATATTATTTCGTCATGGGTTTTTGGATCGGGCGGAACATACTTTTCAAGTAGCCTTAAGGCTCTGTAAGCTGCTATGTGCCTGCCTTCAAACCTAGCCTCCAGATACCTTTGCTTCAACTCCCGCACTACCATCGAGATTCCTCCGATTGATGGTTCCGATCGTACCCTCAGTCAGAATAGGATGATTACTACCATTTCCAAAATGAAACAGAAGACCCCGTGAGAATCAATCTCTCACGGGGTCTTTTTTTTGTGTTTATGGTGATCGGATTTGGCATGATGATTTTAGGAAATCTAGTTAGAAGAGTCGGCCCCTTCTCGATAGTCTAGTGTTGGGGCTTATACCCCAGTATAGGACTATGACCTCTGAAACCCTTGATACATAAGGGTTTTTTTTGCCCAGGTCCGACTTTTTTAGCTAATTATTTTACCCTGGGCGGAAGAATAATAGTGATTTTTACCGGTATTTACTAGATTTGATCCAGTCGAGCAGAACTCTCCAATTCCACGACCGGCAAAAGGTCGATTTGACGACGTGCAATCCAGGCACTCTAAAAGCCTTAAACCCCTACACTGTCTATGTTTCACGTTGTGCAAGGAGTAAGGAGGTCTAAAAGCCTGTTTAAACAAGATCGGCTTTCTCCTGATCGGACACTAGTCCTTGTAGTTAAGTGCCACTAGTTAAAGACAAGATGGCAAGTGCTTCGTCCGAAGGACACGGGGCGGAGCCCCCTTCACAATAGTTGCTCCTTCTACCAGCATCTTCCACCTGCATTCCTAACCATCAAACCAGCCCCCGATCTACCTACCTTGTTTGCCTACTTTCTGAACAACCGTCTCAGTATTCTGAAGGGAAGTTAAACAAAACAAACAAGAGGTTTTATGTCCTTGCTTTTTAAAGGGGTCAAAATGTCTCCCGAAATGATCGAGCAGATCGAGGCTCTAGTTCAAACACAGCAGGAAGATAGTTTTTCAAGTGTTGTTAGGCGGGCTGTGAGACTTTACCTCAAGCAGCAGAACAAGGATCAGCTAGAGTCAGATCGTCCTTTCTAACCCAATAAAAAAGGAGGGACAAATCCCTCCAAAAACTTAAACAATTTATTCTTATTGAAAATATTAATATGCAATACCTATTAATTTCTGAGCAAGAACAGACTGCAATTAAAACGATCGTCGAGTCTCAATCTGACTTTCCAATCAGTCTTGATGATGCTTGGCAATGGCTAGGATACACCCGAAAGGATAGTGCCAAGGAAAAGCTAGTCCGTAACTTTGAAGTGGGTGCTGACTATTGCCTTACCCAAATGGCGGAGACCAGATCTGACGGTACTTTCAGCCATCGATATGAGTTAGTTGAACTTACTGTCGATTGTTTCAAGCAACTTGGGATGATGGCTGGAACGGAGAAGGGAAAGGAAGTGAGAAAGTACTTCCTTCAATGTGAGAAGGAACTGAAGACGATCAAGCAGGCACAGCCACAACTACCTGGTGACTACCTTGCTGCCTTGAAAGCCCTAGTGGTTGCTGAAGAAGAGAAGCTGATTCTTGCTGCTGAAAAGGCTGATTTACAAAGTAAGGTTGTCGAGCTTAAGCCGAAAGCCGAGATTTTTGATGTGATTGCTGCCTCAGGTAATAACCTGTCGATGCAAGAGACAGCCAAAACGATCGGAGTTCTTGGTCGGAACAAGTTATTCGAGTTCCTTAGAAGTAAACAGATCCTCATGAGGGACAACACTCCCTATCAGCAGTACATTAACAGTGGGTACTTCACTCTGGTTCAGAAGCCTCGACCTAATCAGCCTTGCATAGTCGACACGGTGCTTCTCGTGACTCCTTCAGGACTTGAGTTCATTATCAGGAAACTCCAAGCTGCTGGCTATGTAATTCCATCAGCTGCCTAAGTTCTAAAGAAGAGAAGCTGAATGGCTGAAGTCGGCTGGTTACGATCGAGCAGATAATAAAAACCATTAGCTAAAAGGGGGAACCTCCACTGCACTAAAAAGCAATGGAGGTTTTTTATTTTGTTCATGAATTACTAACTAGTATCAAGGCTTATTGCATTTTTTAAAGTCACGAGAGACAAAGGCACTTGTACCGTATCATCGGATCAACTTTGAGTTTCTTCTAAGGATCTAACTCAAAGTGTTAGCTCCGATTGGGGCTAACAAAACCAGTTTGGTTCATTAATTAATTGAATAATTTGTGACGGTCAACGATCGTGCGAGGCATAACGCCTCCATACTCAAGCTTTTTATAGGTGCGAGTATGGGTCGGGCTCGGTATTGTTCTGAGTCAGACTCAGGTTTAGTCTTATGACTTGCCTGCCCGATCGTTGACCACTGTACAAATTTATTTAATGTAATTAATACATGCCAAAACTTTATAAACAGACGCCCGCTTTTATTATTTCTGCTCTGGCTGCTATTAGCTTTATTGCTGCAAGCATGACAAATCAGGAGAAAATGTCTGCTCTCACTCCGTCTAATCCAATTGCCTGTGAACTTAGTGTTAAACCTAAAGATCAGCAACCAATTGAAGAGGATGTAATTGAGGTAGACAAGGCGAGTTAATCTGGAGCATTACTTGTGCTCCCTTAAAAGATTGCAGGTAATGCTTAAAAAAGGAAGCTACTTAACTCATAAGTAGCTTCCTTTTTTCATGAGAACGATCGGATAGGTAGTTCATTATGTGAACTACCTTTTTTATTTGCCTACAAAACACATTTAAAGTTTCCTAGATTATAATAGGTATGTGACACAAAACGACTACAACTCGCCACGATCTTAGTCCGAAAGTATACGAGAGATGCCACCTAGCCCTACAAACTGAATAACAATGGTTAAGAAGATGAAAACCAAGGAAGTAAAAATTGCCGTCGATCGTGGAAATGGAAGCACCAAGATTGTGTGCTCGGTTGATGGTAATCCGATCGAACAATTTAAGTTACCCAGCGTGGTTCGTAAGGTTGAGCCCAATCCTTCCACAGTTACGATCGGGAAGAACTCTTATCTAGTTGGAAAAGAAGCCCTAGTGGCTAAGAGTGGAGCTGCCGAGACACCACTCCTGAAGAGAAACAAGATTCCTGAGTTGTCCTTCGTTGTAGCTCAAGCCATTCATCAGGTCATTGGTTCTAGCTGCACGATCTCTTTAGACGTTGGAGTTGCTGCTCCTCTTAATAGTCGAGAAGCCGAGCTTGAAATCAAGAAAGAGCTAAGCAACCTGAACAAGGGCTTCAAGGTAGGTGAAGCTGAATACAAGCTAGAAGGTGAAACGATCAAGCGAGTTAAGTGTGAGTCTGAAGCTGCTGGAATCCTTAGCACCAACTCCAACGAGTTCAATGCTGTCATCGATGTTGGGTTCGGAACAATCATTACCTTCTTCAAGGATCTAGATGGCTCCATACGATCGGGTTCTTTTGTTGATTGTGAGAGTGGCGGAGTAAACCTGTCGATTAGTGAACTAAGAGACAAGCCAGCTTTCATTGAAGCAATGAGAAAGGTTAAGGCTCCTACCCTTCCATCCAGTGAAATGATTGCCAGTGTGTTTGCTAAAGGTAGCTTCCAGTTCAGAGGACTCGATCTCTTGGAATTAATCAAGCCTTGTATCGGTAGCCTAGTCACTCGGATCAATGCAGCTTGTGAAGCCACTAAAACCACCTTCCTGGGTCGGTATAGCTATGACGAAGACATTGAATTTAAGCCATGTCTCATTGGTGGTGGGGCTGCTCTCATTAGAGCTGTGATCGAATCAGGAACTGAAGTGACCTTGCATCCTGAACTGAGAATTTTCGAACCTACTCCTGATTTCCAAACGGCACTAATCATTCATCAAAACCTGAGCACAACTCCGATCGTGGAATCAGTCAAGAAAGAACCAAAACCCAAGAAAGCTAAGAAAGACCAATCAGAGGAAACGACCGATGCCAGAGGACAAGAAGAGGAAGTCACCACAGGAGATCAAAGCTCGACGGAGCAGGTACATTCAATCCCTGTTGGATGTGATTTGGCAGGGGTTTCCTGAACTGAATGAAATGCCCTCTAAGACGATCGAGAAAGCTTTGGAGCTATTAGCTAAAGAAGCCAAGAAGAACTTGAGGGAAGGCATAGTGAATACCTCTACTACATTCATCACCCCTCAAGTGAACGATCCTCAGCCTAAACCTGAAGTTGAAGAGGAGCCTGATTCTGAGTTTCAAGAGTTCTCAGCCGATGAGTTCTAAGGAAAGGTGACGATCGGATTTCTTCTAAAGCCAAAACAATTACCTCAACAAAAAAGCCCTCAAGATTTTCCTTGGGGGCTTTGCCTATTTACAGCGATTTTTGAGTAATTAGCCCCTTTTTAGTAACCTATGAAGTGGAGAAACTATTCAGTTGGTGAAATGCCTGTCGCTTACTCAACGGATTTACGCACTCGTGTCATTGATGCTTGGA